TGTAGGTGTATAGGCTGTCGAAGTAGGTGCTGAATATGATGAACTCATTCCTACTAAACCACCTCCTGAGTTGTAGGTATTACCTCCTATAGTGGTTGTAGGTCCTGTATTAGTAAATGTTGAAGTAAAATTACCATTATTATTTGTGGTAACAACTCTTTGGCCATTAATCATTTGGGTTGTAGATTGCCCTGCTGATGGGGGGGTATATCCTGGATTAGATATAGTACCTCCACCACCTCCACCACCTCCACTGCTACTACTTGAACTACCACCTCCTGAACTTGGAGCAGGTCCTATCAACCCACCACCTGAGTTATATAAATTGCCACCTATTTGGGTAGTTCCTGATGAAGGTGCAGGAGATGAGGTGCGCGCAGGAGCTGGCGCAGGAGCAGAGACTCTTGCTGGCGCAGGAGCAGGCGCACTTCTTGATGGTGCTGATGTTGTTCTTGATGGAGAGCTGGAACCTCCTGATCGTGATGTTGATGATGCCATATAATTATAGGGTTATATACAAATTCGGGTTGATAAGGCGTTCAAAGCCATTTCCATCATCTATAACCATACTCTCCGTCTTAGATGTGAGATCAAGCTCCATTTGCTTTACCCCATCAGTATACAATGTTTTGTACATGTTGAAAATGTCAGGGTCTTTCACGCGAGAGGCGAAATAGGTCATGAGCGCATAGTAGATAGGAAGATTCTGGTATTGCTCGTCAAGCAATGATAATTCCGCTATTGTATAAGAGTTTCCTGAAATTGTAGGACCTTGATACGCATTTTTTAATGTTAAAGAACTAGAACTAGTAAATCCTGAAATCTCGTACCATTCGTTATCACCTCCAGGTGCATCAACTCTTATCCACCTACCTATCATGGAACGTATAAATGTAGTACCAGAACCTGTAACTGTATTACTGCTTTGACTAATAGTAACTGTCCCAGTGGTGTAATCAGCCTGTGAGAGGTCTTTAAAACGCCTCTTGTAGTTCTGGGTAATCGTGTAACCAGCTGTGGAAGGTACTGGGAATATCAGGAGCTCATTATTGTATTGAAAAAAGTACTCAGGGATGTTGGTTTGGTACTGGATATAGTTGATTCTATCCCAAATATCGCGCGATGGAATCTCCTTAAGCTTATAGCGTATTGTCCCAATAGTTACATAGACATCTATGAGTTTATTGAGGTTGTATGGAGTCTTGTAGTTCTGTTGGGTAGCAACAGTCGTTTGGGTGGTGTCAGTAGCCTCATTGAGGTTGAATCTATTAATAAGATAACGATCCGCATCATTCATCAAACGACTTCCCAGAGCAAGGTTGGCTGTTGTCGTATTGTTTGACAGGATTCCATACTCTGTTTGGCGATTGGTGAAGGAACGCATAATGATATTATTGTACTACTCTATGTAATCGTTGTCGAATACCATGTTCCATTTACTTTGGCCCATATCCTACGGGTACCTGCAACGTCCGAGAGGACTATTTTACCATTGATGGCAGCATCAGTAGGATTTGCTGTGCGAATAGGAAAACCAAGTAAGGCAAGATTTGGGTCAAGTTGCTGTGAGTCGATACCTGAATGTGTGTGGAAAGAGGTATCAGAAAAGCCTGACAGTTTCAGTTTCTGCTTTTGGATTTCATCTTGTACGATTTGGCGAATTTGGTCCTCGTTCATATTAGCGGATGCGAATTTCGCGTAAGGGTAATAAACTTTGGCCAGTTCCTTCTGCTGCGCGAGACACACATTTAATTTGAAGCCACTCAGAGTTTTCAACATTTATAGGGAATTCAAATGAAACTCTATCAGGAAAAGCTGAATCGTATGTATATGATCCAATGTCTGTAAATGATGCGGAAGCATCAATTACTTTTCTGTACTGTAGTTTTATAAAATCTCCAGCAAGCGACATTGGTTTTGCTAATTTAAATTCTATTTGACTAAGTGTAGTATTGCGCAAAAATGTTCCAATAGGTATTGCATCTGATATTACATAACAAGAATCGTCTGTGTACGAATCTGTAAATAAGTTGGTATATACATTGGCCTGATTAGTTCCTGAGGTACTCCATATGTATGTATAAATAACGTCTGAGTATCCGAATGGTCCAGGTGTCCCAGATGGAGCAAAAGCTCCTTGCGCGGCTATCCCTGGGAATATAGCACCTACAATATTAACCACTCCCGCCGCTCCTTCTAAATTATTTCTTTGTAACGTTCCAGTAGTTATATTATATTTATATATTGCTGTAATTCCTGATGTTACTCCATTATCATTAACTGAAAATATTAGATTATCTCCTATGTATTCAATATCAGCCCATGTACTTGCATATTCGTTTAAAGAGGTAGATGATGTGGATCCTATAATATGTGTTGGAACACTAAAAGCTATTACTGCCTGACTTCCGTTTGTTTTATATACCCTTCCAAGACTTCCTGAGAATATATACAAGATGTTGTTAGCATTTATAAGCCTACGACAATTTCTTTGCGGAACAGCAAGTGGTATAGAAAATGAATCAGATACACGATCCCATGGAAATAGCTTATTAGTTACTGTTCCAATCATCAAGTTTACTCCAAGCTCTGATATTGCGGTTGGTATTTCACCTGATGGAAGGTCTAATGCTGTTGTTGAAAAAGTGAAGTTTGTGCTAGTTGTAGGGTTTCCTGTATCTGTAAATATTAAAGTTGACGCATTTTGCCTAAGTGATCCTATATATCCTAATGCTGATATTGTAGTTGCCGAAGCATCACCCCAGTATAAAGTATTATCAGTTCCAACGTACAAAGGGTGTAGATATACTGATGTGAGTGTTGTTTTCCATGCATTATACCATGTTCCAGCAGTACTGAAATTATTTACCGTAAAATACACATCGACAGTAGCACCTCGAAAAACAAACAGAGCATTTTGGAATATTTTTAAAGTTGCTCCATTACCAGTGCTACCAAACACACCACCATTTGGTATTTGTACCCACTGCGTTGTATTATACGAAGTAGCAAGAGATTGTTTTTGTACCCATATAACTCCATTATTATCCAAAACTACAAATGATTGATTACCAACTGATGTACCTTCTACAGCAATATCTGAGCTTATCACTTGGCCCATAGATACTGTTGTTAATGTATGAGTTCCTGTACCAGTTCCTGTAATATCAACAGGTGTATTAGTTAAGTAATTAGCAAATGAGTTTGCAAGCTTAAAAGTAGTTGATGAGGCATCTGCAATAATCCAATACACAGTACCTGTTGCAAGCCCAGCTGGTAAAGCTCCTCCTGAATTTGTTAAGGTACATGTAAGCCCATTTGCGTTATTGTTTCCATTTGCATAAGTTACTCGTACACTTGATGCAACTGTTACAATATCCGTCGTAGTATCTACAGTAAAAGTAGAAGAAGTAGAAGCTGCATTTGATCGAATTGGTTTAAGTTTTGCAGTAGCACATCCAGGGTTAGATTCTATATCGATATTCACCATATCAAATATACCATCAAAGGCATTCTCAGCGATACCCTTCTCCCACCCATCAATTACAATATCTCCGTTTTCTTCTCGTCTCCATGCCATATAATATTATTGTAACACAGAAGAGATGTATGTCTCTTTGTCCTGTATTGCTACTTCTTTTTCGCGAATAATACGTTCACGCTCATCGAGCTCATCCTGCTTTTCAATAAGGCCATACAGTATCTCTTTCTTGATTTGAATCTGTTGCTGTAGGTGGGCCATTTCAGTCATCATCTCCTCTTTGTGTTTCTTATACGACTCAACGAGCGTATTATATTGCTTTTGGGCATCTATAATACGCTCGTCGTAGGTTAGTGACTTCTTACCAGCGAAATCGCGCAACGCCTTATTCTCTGACGTTAATTTGCCAATTTCTATGTTAGCTCGCTGTTTGATTTCGCTTATAGTAAAAAGTTTCATATTTAAATGAATGACACTGAAAGGAGTGTTGCTGCTGAGGTCACGATAGTGAGACCTGTATTGAATTCACACTGGAACATGTATGTTTGCAAGGCGTTTGTTGAGCTAAATGATGCAATAACCGTACCAGAAGCTGCTGTATTGTCATAGACCACAATAGTTCCTGCTGTTCCACCTGTTACAGTAATAAAACCAAGGCATCCTGAACCACTTTTAAGTGTGGTAGTGGTAGCTGTGGATATTGCTGTATTACTATACACTGGCATTCCTGAAATTGTTCTTCCTGACATATTATTCTTTAGTTAATTCTGCGAATTCTGGTTCGTCAGTTATCTTAGTAATTTTTGAGTCCTTCTTGCGACTCGCTATTTCTTCACGAGCGTTCTTATCAATTATTTCATCGACTGATACATCGTTCATTTCGTCTGGTAACGCAAGTTTTATAAGTGCCGCGCGGCGTACTTTGTCATTGGTGAGGCCACCTACTTTGTTTATTTCACGATCTATAAGGTGTTTTGCAAAATGCTCGCCTTTCCAGTCCTCAACATACATCTCTTGGCCTGGTTTAAACTTATAAGGAACTTTGTTCCATGAGCAGGTGAATTCTTCGTCTGAGAAATTCTTGAATAATACCGCTTTTACTTCTTCATTCATATGGATACAGGTTTTTATGATAAACCTAGAAATCAATTAGGGGTAGTGTGTAATCTACCCTACAAGGCCCCCAAACATGCACTTAGGGGCCTTAAGGCTAGACTAGTCTAGTGTGAGATAACATGGTGTTACCTGTGTATCAATAGTTGTTTTGCAGAATGTTCCAATTTGGAACAATGTTGCTGCCATTACCTTTGCCGCTCCAGCCGCTGCTGAAGGGACTGCGCATCCTACGGTTCCAACGGTGATTGCACCATCAGCCAGTACGCCTGTTACTCCTCCTGTACAAATCCATCCAAAGGATGCTGCTGGGATAGCAAGTACTGCTACTCCAACTGGTGTTCCTGTGAGTGTTGTTACAGGGGCCTGAATTACTCCATCGTAGTTGTTTCGTACCAATGAAACTGTAACAGTTCCTGTGATAGTAGTAGCAACTGGATCAGCGAGTGTCAGAGTAAGTGTTGCACTTGATCCTGCTGCTGGGTGACTTGAGATAAGCAGTGTCTGGCCAACTCCCAATGTTCCTTTTTCTACTACTAGGTAACCTCCTGAGTACTGGTTTGCTGTTGCAGCAGTTGCTCCGAGAGTTACTGTGAGAGTAGTTGCCCCAACTGATGGTAGTGCTGTAGGTGTCAAATTGACATGGTTAGCTACTATAGCTGGTGACTGGAGTACATTTCCTGGGACAAGAGCTGATGCTCCTGCCTTTACATAGCGGAATGTACGTCCATCTGATGAAAATGCTTTTTCACCTAGTATATGCTGCTGCACTGTACTTGAGGTGAAAATATCCTGAGCCGCGATTTGTACTGATGGTCCGATATTTGTCATAATTGGTAATTATATTATTTAGTAATTAAGCCGCTGTAGTCACGCTTGTCCAGGTTGTCGCACCGTCAGTATTTACATAAATACGAGTTGATGTCGATGACCCGTCCGTGCGAACATACAATGAGCCTTTTGGTGCTGAATATGTTGGGGCACCTGAACCAGCACTAAATCCAATACCTAATGCCGCCAATGCTGGAATAAAATCCTTTAAGTCTACTGACATAGTGTGTATTTAGTTAGGTTGATAATGAATAAACCTAGACTGATGTCACACCTGTAAGCTTTGCGTGACGCTTTGGGTTAGAACTATACAACTCTCCACCCAGGTACATGTGGCCAACTACTGATGCTGAGTTTGTAGGCTTAATCCAGTCACTCCATGAGAATCCAAGACCCTGTACTTCTGAATAATCATTTCCATCAATGTCCTGAGTACGGTATGAGATAGGAGTAGTCATTTTCATTGGAAGTGCGTAGAAATCTAGGAAGTCCTCGTTCAAGAAGAACAATACACCTGCTGTAGCTTTTTCATCAGCAAGGATTGGGAATCCCTTGAAGTACAATCCTGTAAATCCTGTTCCTGAGTAGAAACCAGTTCCAGCCTTGCCCATGTTCCCCTGTGTCTTAATCATTGAAACATCCTTTGCGATTCGCTCCTGTGGCTGTAGCAACTGCTCGTACAATGAGAATACTGTTTCAGTACATACACCTAGAGTAGGCTTCTGTGATCCTGATGTAGCAGCATTGTACAATGTTGACATCTTAGTAAGTGAAAGTGTTCCACCTGATGCTGTTACTGTTGAGTTCAATGTCGTGTAGGTTGTACGAGACAGTGTTCCGTAAGTTGCAGCAACTGATCCGTCATCTACGATTGCACCAAGTCCCAAGAAGTCCTTTGAACCGTTTCCAGTACCATCAGCATAGAACAAGTTTCCAATGTCGTCAGCCATATCCTGGGCTGATGAAGCCATTTCGATACGAGCCAAGTCAAGAACCTTCTCCTCTGTCGCGTTTACTGACAATTCATCCATTGGCAGAGCTACTGTGATTTGGTAGAACTTAGGAACGAATTCCAAGTTTACACGGTTGTCAGTTGCAGCTACTGAGAATGTATCGAAACCTGCGAACGAAGTTCCTGTTACATTCTTCTTGTACTTGATTGGAGCCTTCATGCGCTCTCCGTTCCACCTCTTTGCAGCACCCAACTGGCGAGTTGCAAATACATTACTATTTAAAATTGTGTCAACAACCTTAGGCAAAAGTTTGCTTTGTGTTGTTGTTGTTACTCTTGATCCCATTGCGGCCATATAATATATATTGAGCTAATTCTGTTAATTATAAACTGTTCCACCCTTTCCCGCGTAAATCGTTTTGGGTGACATAATCTCTTTGAGATTTCCCAGAGTTGTCCTTTGAGATTGTCGAATCAGCAATATCCTTGCGTGCCTGAGCTTTCTGAGATTGTAAGAATTGTTCTTGCTCACGTAGCTTCTGGTACATTTCGTATCCTTTCTTAATGTCGAGGTTTCCCCGGCCATCATCAATTGGAAATTCATTTATGAGCTCTAACAACCCTTTTGCTGTAGGCGTTAGTTCCCCTGTACTAGTACGCATAGTGATGCCAGTTTCTTCTGAAAGTTCATCAAGATTCTGGTTTACCCAATTCATGCTTTTCTCCTCAATAGCCTTGGCCTGTTGTCGCTCAACATCTTGCTGTTTACGCAAATCCTCTAAAATACTCTGGCGAAGGTTTTGCTCATACTTTTGAAAGTTTTGGGCAACTACTTCATTTTCACCGATTAAGTCGGTAAGGAATTCTGGTTGATTCGCGCGGTTACCACTACGCAGGTTTTTGACCTCTTCCTCAAACAAACGAGCACGCTCCTCTGCTTGTTCACGAGCCTCTTTTTCAGCCTGCAAGTCCTCACGTTGTTTCTTCCACCTCGGATCCTTATGATACGGAATGGGCTTTTCCTCCTCAGGAACTGATTCAGTTACTGGTTCGGTTGGCTTATCCACATCTACGTTTTCTGGTTGCGAATCAGCAGGCGTTTCTTCCTGTGTGTCTAATTGACTAAATGGGTCTGAACCTTCTTTAGCAACACTCGCAAAAAAATCATTATCATCCATATAGTTTACGCAGGGGTTTCTTTAGTGTCTAACTCCGAGCAAAAGACATAATTTATTATAATGGCTTCTCCTACCCGACAGGAGCAAGCGAGCTTTCCTCCATTCCTCCTAATTGTGGCTCAGGGGCCATACCTCCTCCCATCATTTGCTCCATACCTTGTTCCATCCCTGGTGGTGTCTGAGTACATGCAGGAGATGGAATTAAAGATTCCTGATGATGAGCTTATTACCCTCAAGAATCAGTGGGAAGCGGACTGGCTTCCATTCGCCTCTCAGCTCAAGGATAAGCAGGACATGAATGAGAATTACTGGCTGGGTTCCCAGTTTGTAGGTGATTCTAGTAACAAAAACGCACCGGTAGATAACTTGATATTTGAAGCTCTTGAGACATTTCTACCCATGGCTACTCGACAAAGAGCAGAGCCTATTGTAGAAGGATCTAACACTATCGAATCACAAAAATTGGCTGACACTGTGCGCAAGATGCTGATTTATCAAACGGATAATCTCAAACTAAACCTGAAAATCAAACAAGTAGCTCGTTACTGGGCCCTGTACATGTTGGGGTGTATGAAAGTGGGCTGGTCTAACGCTACCAACGACATTACATGTGTTACGGTACGTCCTCAAAAGCTCATTTTGGATCCTGATGCAACCGTTGCTGAATGTGAGTACACAGGTGACTACATTGGTGAGTATCGCAAAGATACAGCGCGTGATTTGGTGGAAAAATACCCTAAAAAGGCTCAATACATCAAGGAATTGGTGCTTGGAAAGATGGGA